GCAAGATCATCAACAAATACCAATACTTTGCCTTTAATATAATGTTCCAGGTCTTCTTTAATCGACTCTAAGTGAAGGATGCAAATCTTCTCCGCAAGTTCGTAGTTTATTTCAGTCTTGATAATGTGTTTTTTGTCGCTATCCTTTTGCACTTTCTTAGACACCCGCATGACGGTTCCTTTTTATAGTCAAATTCGCCCCACCGCTTAGATAAATGATCCGCTAAAGACTTTCTGTAAGATTTACACGGTTCTGTAATTATGAATCTATCCCTACAGACCTTACAGTTAAAATCAAATACATGGCCTTTGTGTTCGCAGTCTATTTATTCTCTCCCAAGCGATCTATAAGACCCAAATACCCAATAGCGTCTACTACGTTATCTTGTTTCGCCTGGTTCATTTGTCTGGCCATCTTAAGTAGGTTCATCATCCAGCAAACGTCTTCCATGCTTACAATTACGTCAGAGTCATACTTTTGATGGAAGTAAAGCGTCCATAGCTGCGCGATCTTTTCTAGGTTTTTAGAAGGATGACCATAAGTTTGCTCTCTATCACCATAAATAATTTCTTTAGCTATATCTAATGCGTTCATTTTTTCCCCATGCAGTTTTCACATTTCCATCTTCGTGATCTATTCGCAGTAACAACCCAACCACCTTTGTCTTGTCTCTGAAATGATCTACAGTTTGAACAAAACTTAGTCCCTGTAAATTTATTCACCGCTTCCGTTGTCTTCTTTTTCTCGATATTGTTTAACATTGTTTCTCATTTTATTAAGTAAATCATCGACCATCTTTTTAGTCTCAGGACTGTAAGACTTATTACTGTTGTCCGGTAATAGTAAGGCTTGCGGCCTCGAGGGTAGAACTCTGAAAAAATCACTTGGAGACGGCCAGGAGTCAGAGTTGGCGCAAAGCTCTGTGAATCCTTTTTTGATTCTCTTGGTATCTAGCTCTTGATCCCAAGTAATAGGTCGTGAGTTAAATACATCAAACCAAACTACTGCGGTAGCTTTTAATGTATCGCTAGGTGGCGTATTTCTGAGTCTCAGAGCCATCAGCTTTTGGATACCTTCTACGATCTCAGCTTGTAGCCAGTTCACGATCGCTTCCACTGTTCAAGAGCGACAATCGCACCCATCGTTTTACTCAACGCTTTTGGTACTTCGATCTTTACTTCGTCATCCCATCGTTCACCCCTCAACCAGGTGGCAGGGTATGGGATAAACATTCCCTCATTCTCCATCCACTGTTGAGTGTTTTTCTGATTCTCAATAGCCTCCAGAATGTTCGACAAAGACGGGCGGATTTTCTCAGTCTGAATCCACGCTTTCCTTGCGTCACCCTTTGCTACTTTACGAGGGTAAGCCTTCCAGAACGTATCAAAGTCTTCCATGTGTCCTCCGTTTAAGAGTATTCAGGATAAACCTTGTTTTTTAACAATGTCAACATTTATTTTTAGGTGCAGAGTCACCACTAGGATTTAAAGCGGCCTCTGCTGCCGATGTTTTTTTGCGTTTAATAGGTCGCAAGTTACAGCCACTATCGGCTTGGCTTTTATTAGGATAAGTTATTGCTTTTAACAATGTCAACATTTATTTTTTTGAGCATCTTTTCAATAGACATTGGAGCGAAAATATACCCATGAACTCCGTGTCCATTTTGCTCTGGTTGAAGCAAATGTATGTACAGAGATTCAAGTACGTCAATTTCATTCTCATCGCATGGAATTAACGCGAAAGAATCAAAAACTTTTGTTTTGTGAGCAGAAATTCTGCCATAAACATTTTTTGATTGACCAACGTATACAATTTTTTTGTTAGAGATCAAAAAATAAACTCCGCAAAAGTTATTCCACGGAGATGATTTTTTGACTATTTCATGTTCTCTAAGTAATGTTTTCTTCAAGAGCGTTTGGCAAATAGACAAACATTCTTCTTCGCGTTTAAGCGAATTCAATTTATCGGTCAACTGTTTTATTTTAATTGACAAATAATCAATTTGTTTAAATTTTTTCTGATCTTCAATTTGTTTTAATTCTTTGTTTTTACGTCTTGTTTCCAATCCTTTTAAGATGCTTCGTTTTTTTGCTTCTGGGTTTTCATTTATAAGTATCATAAGTTTTCTTTTTTAAGAATAAGCCAACCATCAAGCTGGCGCTTGATGAACTCAGCCCTTACTATGTACTGCATCGGGCTATGCTAGGTGCCGTATCGCGTAACAACGCTATTGCGGGTGGCCTAGACCACTGTCCGCAGGGTATGGCAGGTGATTTCCCCCGGCTCCGCAGCTACTTATCCTGCGGCCTCTACCCCGACTGTTGCCTTCTTGCTTACGCACTGGCTTTTCGTGCGGCCAATGAAAAACCCTTTCGGCTGGGTTCACGGTCGCGGTAGAAGTAAGCCTTAGTAGATGGCTTGCGACAACCGAAACCCATGCGAAAGGGTTCGTCTACTAAAACTTTCACGCTTCTACACGCGACCTGTCTTTTTCACAGGCAAAACGATTCTCTACGTTTCACCAATTATTTGCAAGTATTTTTCTACTTTTTTATAGTCTATTGATTATTAAGCGAAAATAGTTGTTGACATACTGTTAAACAGCGTTCAGAATGTCTCCACGGTCGAAACCTGAAGACCGGATGAAAAACAGGAGACAACATGAATTGTAATTGTGCTGTTTACAAGTTCCCGCACCGTCCTGGTAGCGGTGGATGCAAAGTACCCAAGTGTTCAGAGTGTGAATTCGGTCGTGTAGAAAAAGACCCGTTCGGAACGGGCGATAAACGCTACACCGAAATCCACTGTTTAGCTCTTAAATGCCCGTGGGGGAAGGAATGACTGACAAACAAGCAACAGCTCTCGGTAGCTTCTGCGGATTGGCTCAGTTTATTAAAGACAATCCAAACGCAATCTACTGGACTAGCAATTTCATTCAAGAACGAATGATTCAAATCTTAAACGACTACAAGGAAGAACAATGCAAGCAATCGCAGCAGCTCTCGTAAAAGCGCAAAAGGAATTCGGGCCAGCACTCAAGACCGCGACTAACCCACACTTCCGGTCTAAGTATGCGGCTCTGGATGCCTGTGTCGAAGCGGTAATTGATGCTCTTAATAATAACGGTATATTCCTGATGCAATACACACATCCTTGTGAAGACGGTGTAACTGTAGAGACAATGTTTATACATGAGTCTGGTGAGCATATAACTTCACGTTCCTGCCTCCAAACAAGATCCGCAGGGATACGGTAGTGCTTTGACCTATGCTCGTCGTTACTCGCTTCAAGCGGCCTGTGGTATCGCTCCTGAAGATGATGATGGTAACGCTGCCTCTAAGCCCAAACCGGAACCAAAGAAACCAGCCGCTGGAACTAGGGACAAAGAGACTTTGACGTTCATCCTGGAGTCCTGCGAAAACTTGGCTTCTATGCAAGCAGAATGGACAAAAATGACCCCTGACGAACGTCTGTTGGTAAATGACGTTAAAGACACTCAAAGGAACCTTGAAATGAGAGAAAGAAACGAGTTTCAGGGTACTGGACAATGGCACTCAGAACGCACAGGGAAGCTCACAGCTTCTCGGATGAACGATGCCATGTCCTTCCTCAAGGGTAAGGCAGGTAAAGCTCCAGAGGAGTCTTCTAAGAGGTATGAATTGAAGAAGGAAATCCTCTTGGAGAGGCTGACAAATAACATCGTTTCCAAGTATGTAAATGATGCAATGCAACATGGAATTGAGACAGAGCCTTTAGCAAAGGAGACTTTTGAACAAAAGACAGGTATCCTTATTGAAGACGTAGGGTTTGTGAATCATCCGGTGATTGATAACTTTGGATGTTCTCCAGATGGTTTTACGTCAGACGGTGGGTTGATTGAAGTTAAATGTCCTACTGAAAAGACGATGCTGGAATATATCTTGAAGGATGAGATTCCAGAGAATCACAAGAAGCAGATGTGCGTTCAGGCTTTGTGTACCAAACGAGACTTCATTCACTTTGTTGCGTTTGATAACAGACTACCTGAAGACATGCAGTTGTTTCACAAGATTTACACTCCGACAAAAAAGGAATTGAAGGAAGTAGAGTTAGCTGCGATCCAGTTCTTAGATGAAGTAGACGAGATGTTTTTCAAATTGACGCATAAATAGGAGTTTATATGGCATACGAAATGAAACCAGGCGAAGGATCGGCTTTTCTCAACGAGAAAAAAGAAGACTGGCACGCAGACTTCAGAGGTAAGGTAGTACTTCCAGATGGAAAGACTTGTTACCTTGATGTTTATAAAAAGACCGACCGTAACGGAAACCCGTTCGTGCGTATGAAAATCGGGAAAGAAGTTTCTAGTCGTACTGAAAGTGCGCCTAAAGTTAAAGACAACGGATCTGTAAACACAATGAAGGATGACATCCCGTGGTAAAACCTGAGATGAGAACAGACAGACTGAGAGACTATCTCAAAGTTTTGTGCGAGGAACTCGAAACCGCTGCGTCTATGATCGAAGACAAGACAGTTTCGGAGTATCTTAAAAAAATTGCTGAAACTTACAAAGGTAAACTTTATGAATGAGAAACTTCAAAAGTCTTTGAGTTATCTAAAGAGCCGGAATATCTACATTTTAGATAATGTATTTAAACCGACCAATTCGGCCTCTACTGATGTTTCATGTATTTAAACCGACCAATTCGGCCTCTACTGATGTTTCTGTTACGTTCGCCAGGTATCGCAGGGAGGTATTGGATCAATCATTTCCTGCGGTGATTAGGAAGCGTAAATCTTAGGTGATTAAATGACCGACACCAAGCCGAGTCTGGACGAGCAGATAGATTACGTTCACGGACTTGTTTTGTGCGACGAAACAGATGCTATCCTAGCCAGCCTTGAAGAATTGAAGCGAATTAAAGAACTGCTGCGGGAGCCGAGTGAGGAAATGTGCATAAAGGGCGACGAAACAGGGATGTTTATGTGTGGTGACGAATGCTGTCATGACCATTCTGACTGTGCAGAAACAGTATGGGAGTCAATGTCCGCCGCCCTACTCGCGCAGGTTTCAAAGGATA